CAGCCTTGTCTCTAGCGTCCAGTACTGGCTTTGCAGACAGCGTACAGACCGCATTAGATGGTAATTTGAAAGGAGCAATCAATAACATGAGCTCCAAAGTAATGAGCAACAAGTCCAAAATCATTGGAACTTTAGGCGCAGCAGCAATAGCGAAGTTTGCTGCTAAGGGTTTTGCAAGTGGAACACTAGCTAAACTCGGACCACTTCGCGTAAAACTATAGAGGAAAAACATGGCATCATATCGAGTAAGGGAAGGAAGTATAACAGCAAGTGATTCATTTACAGCTTTAACTAGCTTATATGGACAATCAACAACTGGATCCGTTCAGGTTCCAGCAGGTACCAGCGCAATAGTTGGCATTATTGCAAGCGTTTCACAAGATGGAGCAACCGCAGGCGCAGCCACTTTTGCCGTTCAATTGACAGGCGATGGCCTTTCAGAACAGCAAACCTTAACGGTTGGTAGTGCAACTAATGTAGGAACTGAAACCAGCGACGGACAAACAAACATGCCCTTTGCTTTGGATGTAGCTATACCAGTTACAGCATCTAACCAAGTTTCTATTGCTGGAGCAATGGACGCAGATTTGGGCACAGCTCAAATGTCTGTTACATTAGTATTCGCATAGGATAATTAATGGCACAAAAGAGAAAGGCTTATGCCCCTTTCTCGCTAACTAGTGAGGCCGGGGTTGGACAAACTCCTGTAGAAGGTTACGTTGATGTAAATCAAATGATTTACCCCAGCGTAGATACTGGCGTTATTGATGAGAATGGCGAGTGGAAAGGTGTAAAATCTAGTGATAAAGAATTTATTGCATTTACAAAAGATGAAACAGTCCCAAACGGGGGCGAAATATTAACACCAACTGCAAATCCTGACGGAAGCTGGCCGCTTGATATGACTGGTTTCAAAAATATATTTGTAGCAATAAAAACAACAAGAGCGGGTAATTACCAACTTAAAGCAGTTATGGGACCCGATAGTGTTAGTTTTGCTAATTTATCTCCAATAGTTGCATCGGCACCTTTAAGGGGTTTAGCAATGAATAGATCTACAGATAGATTAGACAGTTTGTTTTTTGACCCATCAGACACTTTAGTTGCTGATGCATGGAATATTATTTGGATAGAAACGGTATTACAAGACCAAAAAGTATTACAATTTTTAATAACAAACGATAGTGGTGGGGAAGCTTCCTCAATAGAATGCGCATTTTTGAGGACGGTGTAAACATGCCAAAGAAAAAATTAACAAAAACACAAGTAAGACGTAAGCTAAATACAATGAATAATTCTATATATGATATGATTATGGATAAAATGGGACATAGTGATAGCTCTGTCCCAATGTCGTTAACAAAATTATTAGATTTTCATAAATTAATACGTCAAGCAGAACTACGTGCTAAGAAATGAATGTCAATGAACATATATCATATAGAGTTGCCCGACTGGTTCACAGCTGCATTTGTAGAAAAGCTCGTGATGAGAGTCGCAATACTATATTTGGTTGGTAGTTACGAAGGTGTAATATGAGTAAGAT